CTTTTATTCAAATTTATGCCTATTTTATTAAATATAATTTAGAAACATTCAAAACAAAACCACCCCTCTCATATTATCAACAATTCCCAAATCAAATATAGCATATAAAAGAGCGATAGTACAGATGTGGTACTGAATATAGTATTTTTATGATTAAACAGCAAAATAAAAATGCAGAGTGAATCATCACCCTGCATTTTTTGAAATATCATCAAAATCGTCTTCCGGAAATCCGCCCTCTGGCTCATCTGGAACATCATCATAGATACAATGCTTATGTTCTGCAGTTTCATTATTCTGAGCCGCAACTGCCTGATACTTTTCAATCATGCGTTGCAGGGCTTCCCAGTCAGTTACATCAAAGGTCGCAAATGTCTTAAAGACATTCTTTGCAAATTGGTTTTCACTTTTTAAAATACGGTCAATCATTGCAAAATATTGCGTTTCATCGCTGGCATACATCTCACCGTCACCGTAAACAAGATAATCATAGTTCACATTATATTCGCGGCAGATTGCTTTTGTCATCTGTTCGGTCAGATTACGATTCCCTTTTTCAATATTAGAAATAGCAACTTTAGTGACGCCTAATCGGTCACCAAATTTTTCAAGCGTAAGCCCTAGCGACTTACGAAGTTCTTTTACGCGTTCACCTTGTGTCATTTATGAAATCACCTCTTTTCATATTAATTTAACATTAATATAACACGCAAAAAATAACTGGTCAACAAAAAGTTATCAAAGATTACAAAAAAGAGTTGACAAAGTAATCAAAGATTGCTATAGTGTAATCACAGATAACGAAAACAACTTCAAAGAGGAGTGAGAATCCATGATTATAAGAACAGAATTTGGAAATTTTGGTTGTCCGGAGGACTTACTCCGGTACATGCGGGAAGAAAACATTGAAGACTGCATGGTCGAATCCGAATATTGGGGTGCTAAGCTCACTCCAGTTCGTTTTACACTGAAAGAAGTTGAAGACTGGATAAAGTTGAAAGAAATGTAAAGGCAGGTGAGAGATATGACACAAGAAGAAACGAAAAAGCGGCTGATTGAACAGACTACAATACAGTTCACAAAGCTGACAGACGAAAACAAGCAGTTCATTCTCGGTTACATGCTGGGAGTGCAGTCAGAGCAGCAGAAAGCGCAGACACAGCCACGGACAGCATGAGCCGAGGCGGATTAGTGAAGGAGGAATAAAAAATGTGGCTGTCAAAGAAAGAGTATAAGGCTTTAATTTGCGAATTAGATGAAATTAAGGCGAAACAGCGCGAACTGGAGCAGAAGACGGAACAGAGGCTGCTTAATATGGCAAAAAGAATCCTCAGAGAGCCGGAAAAACTCTCTGAGGAATTAAATCAAATGGATAGGCTTGATAAGTATATTAATGACATTATTAATGATTTGCGAGCAAAGGAAGGATAAAACATGTTGTATTATATATGTTCGCCGTATCGAGGGGCGACTAAGGAAGAAGTTGAAAAATATATAAAATATGCCAGGAAACTGACAAGGACGGTATTGTTACACGGACATAGTGCGGTTGCTCCGCACCTATACATAACAAACTGCCTTAATGATTCCAGATCGGAAGAAAGAAAACGAGGACTAGAAGCTTCGCTGGAGATATTAAAAAAAAGCGATGTGGTATATGTCGGACAGAAGTTCGGCATTAGTAAAGGCATGGCGGCCGAGATTAAAGAGGCTGAAAAATTAGGAATACTGGTGTTTTATAGGGATTAGGAATACCCGCTCACAGCCCTCAGAAGTTGTTTGCGGATTTGGGTTTTGTTGTGATAGTTCCCCTGCTCATGGCGCAAAAAGAATCGCAACAGCGTACGGCAGTGTTGTGTTACCACTGCCGTGCGGCTCACAGGACGTTTGATAGGAAAGTGGCATATCCCCTAACCAAATTTGAAAGTGTTGTAGCCCCCTCGCGGCACTTCATGTCTGATAGCCATGCGGGTTCGATTCCCGCCGTCCTGATTTCAACGTTGAATAATAAAAGGCTGTGTGACAGGCACAGTCAGATACATTTTAAATATCATGATAATAGCGGAAGTGAGGTGATAAGCATGAATGTTATCTGCACCATTAACGACAAAAAGAAAAAGAAGACATACAAATTGGAAGAACTGACCCCAAAACAGCGGGAGGAGTACGGCAGGAAGATCAACGAAAGCGGCATGGCCGCAATGGGGTATGTTAAGAAGCAGTGAAAAAGAATATTTTCCATTTACAGCCGCCACAAGCTGTAAATGGATTCACAGGGCGTTTAACAGGAAAAATGGCATATCCCCTAACCAAAATCCCTGGAAGCTGTATCCCCTCACAGCGCCGCACGTCTGATAGCCATGCGGGTTCGATTCCCGCCGCCCTGATTCGGGACAAGTTATTGCCCCGTGGCACGTTAAAGAAATGTATATCACAACATTGGCGGCATCACGCAGCTTCATGCCGCCGGAAAGGAGAAATTTTATGCAGGTAATGGATTTGACGAAGATTGCAAACGGCGCACTGGTAGAAAAGGCACAGGCGGCAATCGAACAGGTTGTACAGAACATGACTGACGTGAATACACCCTATAAGACAAAGCGTTCTGTGACAATAAAACTGAATTTTGAACAGGACGAGAACCGCGAAATGGCAGCTTGTGAAATCTCTGTACAGACAAAGCTTGCACCGGTAAATCCGGTCAAGACAATGATTGGATTTGGCAGGGATTTAAAGACCAATGAACTGTTTGTAAATGAATGGAGCAAGCAGATTCCGGGGCAGATGTCTATGGATATGGAACAGGTACAGCCGGAGCAGAAGGACGAGCCGGAAGAAAGACAGGTAATTGACTACAGAAAAGCAAAGAAAGCATAGGAGGTATTTATGGAAAACGGATTAAAAGAAGCACTGGCATATGCAGTGGGACTTGCAGAACCGCATATTGTTGATTATGCAGGTGGAAGATTTACAGATAAGCAGCTTAGCCGCATTGAGTGTGATGTGAGAGCCTCAGCAATTCACATGAAAACACTGACGGGCTTAGTGGATTACATAAAAATGATGCAGGTAGATACATTAAGGTACGACCAGTGGATTGTACAGGTGAAAAGCCCGGTTGAAGTTTCGTTTTATTCTAAGTTAAATGAAGACAGGAAGCGGGAAGCATTAGCGGTTGCGGAAGCTGAATTGCCATCTATAAGATACAATTCATTTACGGAAGCAGAAGATTTTCTGATTGCATTACGTTCCATGTTTGTACAGACAGAAGCAACGGATTTGTTATTAAAGTTTGCAGGAACGGTTGAAATCGGAAGTGTACAGCAGTATAGCGATGATGGCATTTCCCAGAAAGCCACGGTGAAACAGGGGATTTCCGGTAAGGAAGAAGCGATTGTACCAAGTCCGATAGCGCTGGCACCATTTAGAACATTTATGGAAATTGAACAGCCGGAAAGTGAATTTATTTTTAGAATGAAGTCAGATGACAGAAGTGTTTTCTGCGCATTGTTTGAAGCAGATGGCGGCGCATGGAAGAATGAAGCCATGCAGAGTATTAAGCAGTATCTTGAGGAACAGCTTAAAGATATTGATTTTGTAACGGTTATAGCATAACAGGTTTATCCGGTACAGTGTAGCGCTATGCCGGATTATATGACAGGAGCATGATATGACAGTAGAGGAAGTAACGGAGCTTTACATCAATCAGGGTAAAAATATGCTTGAAACGGCGCAGGCATTGAATGTGAATCTTTCATATCTGCGGGCATTTATGCAGCGCAACCGGATAACGAAAGATGCCGCAGTCATGCACAAGATTGACAGCGCCAGAAAAGCACAGGAGCGCTGGAAGATGTTAAGTTCCAGTGCAATGGATAAGGACGGTGATATGAGTGGATAAGTCGGAATCAGACAGCGTTGCAAATGCTGTTTATTCTGATTCTACCGGTGTAATCACAGGAAAATGCCCGCATTGCGGCGATTATGTACAACGGGTGTGGAACTTGAAGTGCTGTGGAAACTGCGGCAGACCAATCAGCTGGAAGGGCATACCGGTAGAGAATTATCACGACTTACCTTAGGAATACGAGATAATCAGAGTTGGTACGAGTAAATACGAGATAATCAGAGATAATACGAGTGAATACGAGTAAATCAGAGATAATCAGAGTTAGAACAAGTAAGGTGGGAACATGAACAGAAATGAATTGTTTTCTTTGCTTATGCTGCGTGAAAAGGGCGCAAAAGCTCCGGCAACGGCAATGACCTTAAAGGAAATTGCATCAGGAGATACGGCGGTCAAATCCGTAAACACGCTGTATAAGATTTTTAAGAAGCTTGTCATTTCCGGTTATGTAAGCTGTGGGCTTCCAGACGGGCGCGCGGCGACTTACTACATAACAGATGCAGGATTGACAAAAATAGGAGAATTTGAATCATGAAAGACAAAATTGGAATAATCGCAGTTGGACAGGCTGGCGGAAATATTGGCCAGCTTTTTGAAGAATCCGGCTATTCTGTGTTGTATCTGAATACATCACAGGAAGACCTGGACACGTTAAAGAACGCAAAACACAAGTACCATATCACTGGCGGCGAAGGGTGCAACAAGGACAGGAACAAGGCTAAACAGCTTGTAATTGATGATTTTGACAATATTGCAGAGCAGATTGATGAAATTTTAAAATGCGAAATCCTTTTTGTTGTATTTGCCGCTGGTGGCGGTACGGGTTCAGGAGCAGGTCCGATGTTGATGGATTTGCTGTTGGACGGAAGCAGTCGTTTTGTGGGCGCGGTGACCGTATTACCGGCACAGACAGAAAGCATAAAAGCGCAGATTAATGCGTATGAGTGCTTTTCAGAGCTGGTGCAGATTGAAGCATCAGCTGCCGTATTTGTAATTGATAACAATAACGGCGAAAAAATGCAGTTAAATCCACAGTTTGTAAATTCTTTCAACGGTTTTGTGGATATTCCCGAAAAATACAGAAGTGACAGAGGAAACATTGACACGGCAGAGGTCATGGAATCGTTAAAGGCACATGGCATGGCAGTGGTAATGCAGTATGGCAACAGCAACAGTAAAATGGCTGATATATTAAGCAGCTTAAACAAGACAATTTATGCGCCGCTGGAACCGGACAAGCGTATTAAATATATTACAGGTGCGCTGGATGAGTCCGTGACGGATTTTAGTGACCTGCAGAAGACGGTCGGTATTCCGGTGGACATTTTCCGGGCATATTCCGGCAAGGATAAGGCGCATTTGATGCTTTCCGGTTTATCATACCCGAAGACACGGCTGGACGTCATTCACGAATACGTCAGCGAAAATAAGGAACGAATCATGAATAATTTAAATGCCGGAACAATCCGGCTGGACAATGATATTAACTTCCTGTCAGCACCTGCGGCACCGGTACAGCCAAAGACCGGAAAACAGCAGAGCAGACAGGAAATCATGAGTAGATATTTAAGAAAATAGAGCAGAAAAGCGGATTATAAGCAGTGCAGGAGGAGAATTATGGCAATTTACAGGAATATACAAATGGCATTTTGGACGGACATTAAGGTGGTGGACGATTTTACACCGGAGGATAAGTTTTTTTACTTGTATCTGCTTACCAATCCGCATACTAACCTTTGCGGGTGCTATGAAATCAGTGTGAAGCAGATGGCAGATGAAACAGGATACAGCCGTGACACGATTGAAAAGCTTTTAAAGCGTTTTGCGGAAGTACATAAGGTTGCATACTATTCACAGAAGGAACTGCTCGTGCTGAACTGGCACAAGTACAACTGGACAGCATCCGAAAAGTTCAGAAAGCCTTTGCTGAAAGAAATAAACAGTGTTAAAAACGATAATTTCAAGAACTATTTACTGGATTTATTCAACGGTACAGATACCGTATCACTACCGTATCCATACGGTAGTGATACAACTGTTACTGTTTCTGTTACTGATACTGTATCTGATACTGTATCTGATACTGTATCTCCTGTAGATATTGACAGTAATATTATTAACAATAATTGTGCAAGTGAGGCAAATGCGCCAAGTGTGGCAGTGGCAGATGAATTGAACGGTCGGAATTTGGTTCAGGACAATGATGCAGGCTTACAGCATTCGCAAGGAGCGGATCGGCAGAAAGTGAAACGGGAAGCTGCGGAGCTGTTTGACAAGCTGTGGGAACAGTACCCGTGTAAGCGTGGTAAGGCAAAAGTGTCGGATTCTGCCAGACTTAAAATGTTAAAAGCCGGAGCAGAGCAGATGCAGAGAGCATTAAGCCGTTATCTGCATGATTTGGAGCGGGAAAGCTGGCGCAAGCCGCAGAACGGAAGCACGTTCTTTACTTCCGGGTACATAGATTATCTGGACAGCAACTATGCGCCGGCGCCGGAACAGCCAACGAGCCAGGCGGCCGGCACCGGGAATAAATTTAATAACTTTCAGCAGCGGGACATGGATATTGACAGCATGGAAAGGCAGCTGCTTAGTAATGCGATGTAGGAACATTGTGTTTTTGAATTACTACGGAATTGACGACATTTTTGGGAGAAAGATAATGATAAATGGAGAATTGATAGTTGATAATTTTGCCGGTGGCGGTGGAGCTTCTACGGGGATAGAACTTGCAACAGGATATTCAGTTGACGTAGCAATCAATCATGATCCGGAAGCCATTCGTATGCATCAGACGAATCACCCCAGTAGTAGACATTATTGCGAAGATGTTTGGCAGGTAAATCCGGTTGAAGTATGCAATGGACATCCGGTCGGACTTGCATGGTTTTCGCCGGACTGCAAACATTTTTCAAAGGCAAAGGGCGGGAAGCCGAAAGACAAGAACATTCGAGGTCTTGCATGGGTAGCCTGCCGATGGGCAGGTCTTGTAAGACCACGAGTAATTATGTTGGAAAATGTGGAAGAATTCAAAACGTGGGGACCGCTTAACAGAAGACATCATCCAATAAAAAATAAGCAAGGGAAAACGTTTAAAAAATTTGTACAGCAGCTTACAGAATTGGGATACGAGGTTCAGTTTAAAGAACTTGTTGCAGCGGACTATGGTGCGCCAACAATGAGAAAGCGTTTTTTTATGATTGCCAGGTGTGACGGAAAAACGATTGTATGGCCGGAGCCAACACATGCGCCGGCAGACAGCGTGGAAGTGAATACTGGACTGCTTAAACCGTATACGGGAGCGTATACGCAGCTGGATTTCTCGTTACCGTGTCCCAGCATTTTCGATACGTCAGAGGAGATTAAAGAAAAGTATGGAATACGGGCTGTACGTCCGCTTGCACCTAAAACGATGGATAGAATTGCAAGAGGAATTAAAAAGTTTGTATTAGAAAATCCACAGCCATTTATTATTCAGTGTAACCATGGAGGAGAACGCAGACCAAATGACATACGTGAGCCTATGCCGACAATCACTGGTAAACATGGATATGGAATAGTAGCTCCGACCTTAATTCAGTATCATTCTGAATCAGCAGGGGAGGTTCGGGGGCAGAAAATCCAAAATCCCATAATGACAGTTGATAGTTCAAACCGGTATGGATTGGTTTCTTCATTTTTAAGTAAATTTTACAAATCAGGAATTGGACAAGATGAAAGAGAGCCGCTACATACCATAACGACTTCTGCCGGTCATTTTGGCGAAGTAAGAGCATTTTTGATTAAATATTATGGCGCAGGAACCGGTCAGGATATTAAAAAGCCTTTGGATACAGTAACATCACGAGATCGATTTGGGCTTGTAACGATAGCAGGAGTGGATTATCAGATTGTAGATATCGGGCTTAGAATGTTAGAACCAAGGGAACTGTATGGGTGTCAGGGATTTCCAGACGATTACATAATTGATCACGATTACAAAGGAAAAACATATTCTCGCAGTGAACAGGTACGCAGATGCGGAAATGCAGTGTGTCCGCCAATACCGGCGGCGATGGTGCGTGCTAATTTGCCGGAATTATGCGTAGCAAAGAGAACAGGAAATATCAAGATTGCCTGTGAACAGACAGGACAGTTTAAATTTGCATAAGGAGGTATGAAATTATGAGCATGTCATCAACGATAGAAAGTGGGTTGAGGGGACTCGAACCCCTCGGCGCCCAATTACTACATACGCTTTGCTCCTATTTCATTGGTTCCTGATGCAAAAACCCGCGCTCGCCTGCACCCGCTGAAATGCTATTTACTACAGAAGTAATTGTCATAAGAGTACCTCCCGAAAAGATAAATCTGAAATTACAGTTATTTTTTAGGTTATGCGTCCACATGACAGAGCAACAAGATAAAATTATCGCAAGTAGTGAAGTGAATGGCTTAATTACGAATATATGATACATCCTATGTAGAAAAAAGTCAAAAGGTCAGGAAAGGAGAAGATTTATGACAAAGTATAGAGATATTTTAGGCAACGAAAGTGAAATTGAAGATAAGACAATAACAATTAGCCTTGAAAGGTACAACACATTGATTATCAAAGAAGCAATCATTGATAATCAGCCGCAGGCACAGATACTCGAAGATAAGATAACAGCAATAAGACAGACCAGGTATTCTGACAACGACTGCATGAATGCGGCGGTGCAGACGATTGTCATAGATGAACTGGTGGACATGTGGGAGAAGTTACAGAAGCAATGGAGTCCGTTACCGTAAGAGCGGTAGCGGGCTTTTCGGCATTCAGGAAAGGACAGAAAAATGAGAAGGATAAAATATTTTGCGGGACAGCACGAAACAAAGCCCATTAAAGACCAGCGGGAACTGGATGCGCTGTATGGCTATTTTTTAAACCATATAAGAGATGCAAAAACAGACTGTAAAAGGTATCAGTGGGAGCGGAACTATATGCTGGTACACATTGGCTTAAATACGGCATTCAGGGCAGAGGACTTGTTGCAGCTGCGGGTGGTGGACGTGGAAAAAGGGTATATGTCTATAAAAGAGAACAAAACAGGGAAAATGCAAAACTTCAGAATGAATAAGCAGTTGCACGAAGATATTCTTGAATATATCAATAAATACAATCTTGGCAAATATGATTACCTGTTCCGGGGACAAAAGAAATATGTAGATGATAAAGCCTATATCTATCCGATTAATCGTCAAATGGGCTATAAGATTGTATCAGCGGCGGCGGAAGCAATCGGAATTCCGTATACATTTGGATTACATTCGTTACGCAAGACATTTGGTTATCAATATATTAAGAAAGGTGGCAAGACTCTTACGCTGATGAAAATGTACAATCATGCAAGTCCGGATGTTACTTTGCGGTATGTTTGCTGGGGCAAAGAAGACGCGGAGCATGACCGGGAAGCAATGTATATCGGACCGAAGGGAATGAACAGAAAAAGGTAAGTTATCCACAAAAATAACGGGATTTACACTTACGGTATCATTTTTGCGTTAGAAAAAGATAGTTGATATAATTGGAGCATAGGAAAATACAGAGGTTGCACAGCTAAAAGCGGCATTAGAAAAAATTATACACTTTTAGCAGTTATGTATCATTTTTTAGGGAAGGTTGTGGATAAATGCAGAGAGTGGAAGACGAAGATAAAATTGAATTTTTAGAGGGGTATAGGAGAGCAAAGATTGATGAGCAAAATTATAAGATTGAATCCGAAGCACTGATTAACTGCCGGATAATTTCATCATCGAAGATTACCGGCATGCCGAAAGCGCGCAATGGCAAAAAGGATTTGTCGCAGCTGGAGGAGTTTATTGAGGAGCGCAGACAGGAATATATTGGACACCGATACGTTGCAACAGTGCGTGCGGCAGAGATTATAGATTGCATTAACAGGCTGGACGATGAGTTTGAAAGAAAGATACTGCTGTTAAGATACATACAACTGGACAGTAAAAACCGCCTGCGGGGCTGGAACTATATTGCAGATAAGACAGGATACGGAAGGTCGGCACTGCACCAGTATTACAGAAGTGCGTTAGAGCATTTGCAGATTCCTGAAAAAAAATAAAAGTGTGGACACAAATGGACATTCACATGTGCTAAAATAGTATCTGTCAAAACTGCATTTGATTTATTCCAAGGGAAGGGAGTGCCTTAAAACAAGGCATTCCCTTTTGTCGATTGTGGGGAAGACAAAGACTATGAGCAAAGACAGGTGAGCATGGTTGATAGGAGTGAGAACGTGACACAAGATGATATCATGTATGTTGTATGGTGTATAAAAAATGACATGCATAGATTTTATACATGGAAAAAATGGATAAAGATAAGAACTGCTGTGTTACTTACAGATAAGTATGAGTGTCAGGACTGTAAAAAACAGGGGAGATATACAAGAGCAACAACGGTACATCATGTGAATCACGTTAAAGCTCATCCAGAACTTGCATTAGAAATTAATTACATAGATGTAGAAGGAAATGAAAAAAGAAATTTAGTGAGCCTGTGTTTTGATTGTCATGAAAAGCGGCATGGATATAGAAAGCATAATTATCATGCACCGATTACAGAAGAACGCTGGTAATCCCCCCGGGTAAAAAAATTTAAAAATTTTTTGCCCCCGCGGTGACCGGTGCGAAACTCGACAATCCGAAAATTCTTGCACATGATATGAATTTGTTTTTTTGCGGATATTGTAATTGTCTGGACTTATTTATATTATATGCTCATTTGGAGCGGGAAACTGTGTTTTAATTTTAACTTTTTGAAACTTTATTTTTGAGAAAGGGGGAGTAGTATGGCAACCAAAGCGCAGAAAATTGAAGCATCTTTGAGAAAACAGCTTGAAAGAAAAGGTGCAAACGAATACCATCTTGAAAAACTGGTAGAAGACTACTGCAAATTGTATGACATAAAAGTTAAGCTGCAAAAAGATATTGACGATGAAGGTGTTACGCTTACAGAGATAAATACAAAGGGCTTTGAAGTTCATAAAACAAACCCGGCAATCGCAGAAGTTACAAGGGTTACAACAACAATGCTTAAAATTCTTGATACATTGGGCATTAATGCAGATGATAACATTGCAGATGTTGGAGGTGCAGATGATACAGGATTGTAGAATTACAGACTATATAAATCTTGTCAGGAAAGAACCATACAAAATTTGTGATGAACAAAAGCAGTTATGCAATATGATTGAAAGAATCTTTGAAGCAGAAGATTTGACGGTTGATTCACAACAACTGGACAGGTATATGGCATTTCAAAAGTATTTTCCATTTGAGCTGCTTGAGTGGGAAAAATTTTGTTTTGCGTTGCATAACTGTGTGTATCTTCCTGACGGGCAGCTGCGTTTTCCTAAGCTGGATATTTATGTGGGGCGCGGAAGCGGGAAGAACGGATATCTGTCATTTGAAGATTTTTGTCTGCTGACACCGGTGAACGGTGTGAAAAATTATAACATAGACATTTTTGCAATGAGTGAAAAACAGGCAAAAATGTCTTTTTTTGATGTTTATAATGTGCTTGAAGAACATAAAACTGTGATGAAAAAATATTTATATTGGACAAAAGAAGTAATTAAAAATTTAAAAACGGGTTCGGAATTTGCATTTAATACATCAAGTGTTAAAACAAAGGACGGTTTCAGGCCGGGTAAAGTTGATTTTGACGAATATCATGCGTATGAGAATATGAAACTGGTTGATGTTGCAGTTACCGGACTTGGTAAGGTTCCGCATCCGCGCCAGACGATTATAACAACAGACGGAAATGTGCGTGACGGTCCGCTTGATACGGAACTGGACAAATGCCGGAAAATATTGGCGGGAGAATTGCCGGATAATGGAACGATTCCGTTTATCTGCCGTATTCCTGATAAAAAGATGATACTTGATAAAAGGAATTGGACAATGGCAAATCCCTCGTATTTTTATTTTCCGCATTTACAACATGAAATGGATTTGGAATACAGTGATTACATAATAGACCCTATAGGACATACATCATTTGCAACAAAAAGGTGCAACTGCCCGCAGGGAACGCAGGAAGCTGTTGTTACAGATTGGGAGAATATTAAAGCCACCGGTATTAGTATTCCTGAATTTGAGCGCGGTACAAATGCGGTTGGCGGTGTTGATTATGCCAGTACAGAAGACTTTGTGGCGGCAGGCATACTGGTAATTCAAAACAATATTGATTATTGGATAACGCATACATGGGTGTGTGAAGAAAGTAAAGATTTATCACGCATAAAAGCACCGCTTCGGGATTGGGAAGAAGCAGGACTGCTTACATTTGTCAAAGGACCGGAAATCAGCCCGGATATTCCGGCGGCATGGCTGGATATGCAGGCACAGTATTTTAATATCATGAAGCTGGGAATTGATAAATACAGATATACATTGTTATCTAAGGCACTTGTTGATGTAGGTTTCACAGCAGGAAAAGACGGAAATATTATGTTAGTGCGTCCGTCAGATGAAATGATGATTATTCCTACGATTACAAGCTTATTTAATAATCATGCGATAGGCTGGGGAAATAACCCTCTTATGCGCTGGTACTGTAATAATTCAAATAGAATTACGTCAAGTGCGGGAAATATGACTTATGGCAAGATAGAACCTAAATCCCGAAAAACAGACGGATTTAAAGCATTTGTTGCCGCAGAAATTTTGAGAGATGAACTGATAACTTACAATGAAATGAGTAAGGAAATGTTTATGACTTCCAGTATGGGAGCATGGACATATTAGAAGGGTGGTGAGAGCATTGGGAATTAAGAATTTTTTCCACGATATAATGACGGGAAAAATAGAAGAAATAGTAGCCAAAAAAGTTGAAATGGATTCACAGAACTATGTGGATTCAGAAAAGTATGCGGCACTGGTTGCAGAGGAATTCATGATTAATGTTGCTATTAATATGATTGCAAATGCAATTAGTAAGTGTGAGTTTAAGACGTTTTTTCAAGGGCAGGAAAAAATGGGTGATGAATATTATTTGTGGAATTACCAGCCCAATGTGAATCAGAGTTCAAGTGAATTTTTGCATGAATTGGTATACAGGCTGTTATATGAAGACAGGGCGCTTGTTGTAGAGGTAGGTGACCAGTTAATAATTGCAGACGGATTTTCGGAAGGAACTGAAATTGTCAAAGAAAGAACATTTTACAATATTTCACGCGGTTCATTTTCGCTGGGGACAAGCAGAACGATGTCACAGGTGATGTATTTTAAGTTAAATAATAATTCGATAAGACGGCTGCTAAAAAGCGTATGTGACGGATACAATCAGTTAATGGATACGGCGATTGAAAAATTTTATAAGTCCGGCGGAGAAAAAGGAATCCTGAGTATTGATGCGCAAAAGCTGTCAGGCGAATTAAAACAGGTTGGAAAAACTTTTGATGAAGTCATGGAAGATATGATGAACAACCGGTTTAAAAAATTTTACAAAAGTAAAAATGCTGTACTGCCGTTGTTTAACGGTTACAGTTATGAAAGCAAGGGCGGAACTGAATCAACGAAAAAGTCCACTTCTGAATTGAATGATGTCATCAACATCGATGACAAAATTGTTATGAAAGTTGCGAATTCCGTAAATATGCCGGTGGCGCTTTTAAAAGGTGACGTTTCTGATGTAGAACGGATAACACAGAATTTTTTGACATTCTGTATTGACCCGATATGCAGTATGCTTGAAGGTGAGATTAACAGAAAAAGAAGTGGAAAGGCGATTTTACAGGGAACAGGTGTTAAGATTGATACAACATCAATCTTGCATATAGATTTATTCTCTATAGCAGAGAAGATTGACAAATTGATTTCCTCCGGCATGTATAGTATTGATGAGCTGCGGAAGCGGTGCGGAGATACTGAACTCGGAACGGAGGCGAGCAGACGGCATTACATCACAAAGAATTATGAAAAATGGAAGGAAGTGAAGAAAGTGCACAATTCAAAAATGATGTACAGGTTTGAGCAACAAGCAGAGAAACCTACGCAGATTTACATTTATGACGAGGTTACAGCGCAGGGACCGTTTAACTGGAATACATTGGAGTATGAAGAATCTGAAACTTCGGCAAATTATTTTGTCAAAATGCTGGCAGAAATTTCGGATGAAGGAAGTCTGGAACTCCATATTAATTCATACGGTGGAGATGTAAAAGAGGGTGTTGCGATTTATAACCTGCTAAAGCGGAAAAATTGCAAGAAGACATGCTATATTGACTGTTTTGCATATTCTGTGGCTTATGTTATTGCAATGGCATGTGACAAAATTATCATGGGACTTGGTTCAAGCATTATGATTCATGAAATGTGGACAGTTGCACGTGGAAATGCAGAAGAACTGCGGAAGCAGGCTGATGATTTAGATGTACTTATGCAGACGAACAGACAGATTTTCCTGGCACGATGTAATCTTTCGGAAGAAAAACTGATTGAGATGATGAGGGCAGAAACGATTCTGACCCCGGAACAGTGTATGGAATATGGTTTCTGTGATGAAATTTCACAGGCGGCAGTTGACCAGTCGCAGATAAATCAGTGCTATGAAAAGAAATACCGGCAGTTACAGCAGGAATTACGGCAGCAGAAAACTTTACAGGATTTTGTAAAGGAATTTGCAAAGCCACAGAGTACAGAAACAAAGCCAAAAGAACATATTGAAAATAAATCGCTCAAAATGATGAACGATTTTTTTAATGCTTTTACAAGCGTACAGTTAAAGGAGGATTAGAAATGTTAAACAAAGATTTATTGCAGGCGCAGAACAAAGATCTAATGCAGAAGCTTTCCCAGGCATTAAAGGAAGACGATTCTGATAAAATGGCAGAATACTTACAGCAGTTTTCCGAAGGAGTACAGGACTGTATTTTACAGGAATATGCAGACCTTAGAGGGACAAATGATACGGCAATTTTAGCTCAGAGAGGTATCAGACAGCTTACAAGTGAAGAAAAAGAATTTTACGAAAAGTGGGCGGAAGCGGGAAAAAGTGATAATCCTAAGCAGGCACTTACAGATATTGCAAAGGCAATTCCGCAGACAATCATTGATACAGTTATCAATGATATGCAGGAAGCGCACCCACTTTTGAATGAAGTCGATTTTATTAATTGCCAGGGCGCTATCAAGATGATTATTAATGCTGATAATATTGATTTGGCAACATGGTCTACTCTTACAAGTGCAATTACCACAGAACTTGCAGGTCAGATTAAGACAATGGATATGACACTTGCGAAGCTGTCGGCATTTATACCGGTAGCAAAAGACATGCTTCAGTTAGGACCTGTATGGTTAGACAATTATGTAAGAATCATCTTATCAGAAGCTTCTGCCGGCGGATTGGAAAAGGGAATTTTAAAAGGAACAGGAAAAGACCAGCCAATCGGTATGTGTAAAGACTTAGACGGTTCAGTGACGAGCGGAGTGTACACCGATAAGAGTAAAGTAAAATTAAATACACTTGATGCAACAGAATATTGTACTGTAGTTGCACCTTTGGCCAAAAAGCCGAACGGAGGATACCGGACAGTGCCGGAGGTTGTATTGATTGTAAATCCGGTTGATTATATTTCAAAGGTAATTCCTGCTTCAACGGTAAGAGATTCTTCCGGGAATTACAAAAATAATGTATTTCCATATCCTACAAAAGTAATTCAGTCGTCAGCGATGGAGGAAGGCGAAGCAATTTTAGGACTGCCTAAAAAATATTTTATGGGAATTGGCGCAGGCGCAAGCGGCAAAATTGAGTATTCTGATGAATACCAGTTTTTAGAAGATAACCGTGTGTATCTTACCAAAATGTATGCAATGGGTATTCCAAAAGATAATAATGCTTTTGCATATTTGGATATTTCAAAGCTGAAAGCACTTGATTTAAAGGTACAGGTTACTAATACGGAAGACAATCCGGTTAATACAAAACAGAAGGCGTAAAAATGACAGCGGTTAGTAAAGAGCTGCTTGCAGAAATAAAAAATGATATTGACATAACATGGGAAGATGCGGCCGGAGATGAAAAACTTTCCGGCTGTATTCTGCGTGGAATGAACAGAATCAATGATTTATGTGGGACGCAGTTTGATTATAGCCCTGAAACAGGTGACAGTCAGGCGAAAGATTTACTTTTAAATTATGTGATATATGCGAGGGCAGGTGCACTTGATGATTTTATGAAAAATTATCAGGCGGATATTAACGCATTGCAGATTGCACAGGAGGTAAAGCGGTATGCTCAACAGCAGGCAGAGGAGAGTGGAACAGTTTAATGACGGAATTGCGATTATTTGTGAAGCCAAAAACAAAGCTATTGTGAAAGAAGTTGCAAGGCTGCGTTTTGGAATCCGGACAATAGGTGTTACAAGATTTTATCAGGCGAAAATTGCCGGAAGTAACATTGATAAGTTAATCAGTGTGCCGGTTAATAAGTTTGTAAATGCAAAATCTGTAATATTAATTGAAGATGAGCAGTATACGGTGAAACAGTTGCAGGAAAAAATGGATACAGTGCCGCCAACAGTGTATATAACACTTTTAAAGGCGGCGCCGCAGTATGAAGACAGGAGGAGTTTGAATGAAAGTTCTTAAATCATTTATACATAAGCAGTATGGAGCAACGGAAGGTGATGAGATTACAATTCAGGATAAGAAAGTTGCGGACATTCTGGTAAAAAAGGGAATTTTAAAAGAAGATGAAAAGAGTGCTGTAAATGTCAAGACGGATAAAAATTGACCAGCTTTCAGGTGAAATTGTAAAGATAATGCAGGATTATGCAGGTGATGTTACAAGCAATATGAAAGAGGACATTGACAGTGTAGCAAAAGAAGCTGTCAAAAAAATAAAAAGTGCTGCACCAGTAAGAGATAGTAATCGTGACAGAAAGACCAGGAGCGGTAAGAAATACCCGCCAGGAACATATAAAAAGAGTTGGACCAGCAGAACAGTAGAAGAAACATTTAACCGTAAAAAAAGAACGATTTACTCGAAGGGACAATATCAATTAACACATTTGTTGGAAAAAGGGCATAAAGAGGTATTACCTTCGGGGAAAACGGGAAGAAAAGTTGAACCGATTGTGCATATACAACCGGCTGAAGAATGGGCGGTAAATGAATTGCAGAAAAGAACTATAAGGAGGATAAGCAGTGGGGTATAACGAAATTAAACAGATGCTTGAAGAATTAGGTATTCCGGTTGCATATTGGCGTTTTGATGATAATGAAGTGCCGACAGTTCCTTATATTATTTTTACACTGCCTAAAAGCGATAATATGGCTGCGGACGGAAAGACATATTACAAGAAGCAGAGGCTTTTTGTTGAATTGTATGTGGGTGAAAAGTCGCCAAGACTGGAACAGCAGTTAGAGGAACAGTTTGATAAGTACAATCTGTTTTATAACAGGGACGAATACTATATTGAAGATGAGCAGATATTTGAAGAACTATATCAGTTGGAGGTTTAGCAATGGCAGAAAATAAAGTGAAATTTAATTTGAAAAATGCACATTACGCAGTTATGAATGTAGATGAAGACGGTACGGTTACATTTGAAACACCGGTTGCGATACCGGGTTCGGTGTCACTGTCGCTTTCGGCAAAGGGAGATACATCTGAGTTTTATGCGGACGGTATGGTGTATTACACGGCAACGGCCAATAATGGATATGAAGGCGATTTTGAAATGGCATTGATTCCACAGACATTTGAAACAGATGTTTTATGTAATACATTAGATGATAATAAAGTGCTTGTAGAAAACAGTAATGTTGAACCGAAAGCATTTGCACTGCTGTTTGAGTTTGACGGAGATGTAAAGGCAACAAGGCATGTAATGTATAATTGCAAGGCATCGCGTCCGGACGTAGCTTCAAAGACAAATGAGGATAAAAAAGAGGTACAGACCGATAAATTATCATTAAAGGCAAGTCCGCTTGCAAATGGAAATGTGAAGACAAAAACAACAGGAGCAACAGCAAATGAAACATATACGAAGTGGTATGAAAGTGTATATGTTCCGGTTAAGACAGGAGAGTAGTATGATTGTAAAAAATATTTTAATTGACGGGAAAAAGGTGAAATTTCGTGCTTCGGCAACAATTCCACGGCTGTACAGAGCATATTTTGGCAGGGATATTTTTAAGGATATGATACAGCTTACAAAAAACAGTGATAAGAATAAAAAAGATGACGGCGGCGACATTGAAAATCTTGAGCTGTTTGAAAATGTAGCATATATAATGGCCAAGCATGCAGACCCGGCACAGCCGGACACGCCGGAAGAATGGCTGGAGCAGTTTAACGTCTTATCACTGTATCAGGCACTTCCTGATATTATTGAGTTGTGGAGACTGAATAATATGTCAGTGGCAGAAAGTAAAAAAAAATTCAACCAACAGTTCGCACGATGACGACACCATTATTTATCCTTAGGTGTTTAGAATTGGGCTTGAATCTTTCCGATTGTGACAAAGTAACAATCGGTCTTGTATATGATATGTATACAGAAAAGAACAATGACGATTATGATTATCCGCTAATGGCACAGCAGGAAGATTTTGACCGCTTCTGATGTAATACACGCATCAGGGGTGGTTTTTATTGTGAGGTGAGGAAATGGCAAAAAGCAGGATTGCAGGAATCACTATTGAGATTGGTGGGGATACAACCGGACTGCAAAATGCGTTAAAAGGTACAAATGACAATATTAAGAAAACGCAGGACGAATTAAAAGATGTAACAAAATTACTGAAACTGGACCCGACTAATACAGAGCTGTTAAAGCAGAAGCAGGTTTTATTAAATAAAGCAATAGATGAAACAAAGCAGAAGCTTCAAACGCTTCAAAATGCGCAAAGGCAGGCGGCTTCTGAGGTAGGACAAAATGGAAAAATCACACAGGAACAATACAGAGCCCTGCAAAGAGAGGTTGAAGCGACAAAGGAGGAAATAAAGAAGCTTCAAAAAGAAGCGAACAGTGCAAATGCGGCTTTACAGAAAGTTTCCGATGTGACAGGTAAAATCGGAAAAACGGCAACAAAAATTGGAAAAGGCATGTCGGTTGTATCTGCCGGTATTGGAGGTGTTGCAACAGCAGCAGTAAAAACAACGGCAGACTTTGAAAGTGCAATGAGTAATGTACAGGCCATTTCCGGCGCAACAGGCGAAGACATGAACAGTCTGAAAGAAAAAGCGCGTGAAATGGGAGCACAGACAAAATTTTCTGCAACAGAAGCGGGCGAGGCAATGTCTTATATGGCAATGGCAGGCTGGAAGACAGAAGAAATGATGTCAGGTATTAGCGGAATAATGAATCTTGCAGCAGCTTCTGGAGAAGATTTAGCAACGACTTCTGATATAGTAACAGATGCACTGACAGCGTTTGGACTTACAGCACAGGATACAGAGAAATTTGTGGATACACTTGCGGCAACAGCAACAAATTCCAACACCAATGTATCTTTGCTGGGAGAATCTTTTAAATATTGTGCGCCGGTATGTGGAGCATTAGGATACTCTGCTGAAGATACTTCGATTGCTTTAGGATTAATGGCGAACTGTGGAATTAAGGCTACAAATGCGGGTACTGCATTGAGAGCAATATTGACAAATATGGCAAAGCCAACAGATACAGTTGAAGCGGCAATGAGTGAATTGGGAGTAAGTCTTACAGATTCAGAAGGAAAAATGTTGAGCCTGCGTGATTTAATGGCAAACCTCAGGAATGGATTTGGACAATCAGAGGTGTCTGTTGAAGAATTAACGGAATCAATGAATCAGTTACAGACGGCTTATGAAAATGGAGAAACAACAGCAGATGAATATGAGGAAGCACAAAAGAAGCTTATAGAATCGGCATATGGTGCAGAAGGAGCAGAAAAAGCCCGGCTTGCGGCGATGCTTGCAGGAAAGGAAGGCATGTCGGGACTTTTGGCAATTGTAAATGCAACGGAAGGCGATTTGGATAAGCTAACAACAGCCATTGATAATTCAAAGGATTCGGCACAAAATATGGCTGATATTATGAATGACAATTTAAAAGGTCAGCTTACAATTTTGAAAAGCCAATGCCAGGAACTGGCTATCAGCATTGGTGAACTGCTTATGCCTCAAATACGTAATATTGTGGGAAGTGTGCAGGGTGTGGTTGATAAGCTCAATGGAATGTCAGATCATCAAAAGAAACTAATCGTAGATATTGCATTATTAATTGCGGCAATAGGGCCGTTGCTGCTTGTCATAGGAAAAATATCAGCAGGGATTTCAACAGTATCGGCAGTGGCAGCCAAGATAATGCCGTTTATAGGGATTTTCATGAATAAATGTTCAATGCTTCCGGGAATATTTATGAAAATTATAACGGCTTCAAAAGGAATAGCGCAGTCTATATCATTGATGTTGGGACCTGTTGGAATGATTGTGGCAGCAATAGTGGCAGTTATTGCAATATTAGTTGGATTGTATACAAAATGTGATGATTTCAGAAATTTTGTAAATAACACGCTTTTAGGGATGTTTACGTTTATTCAACAGATAATCTCCGAATTGATTGCAGTTATACAGGAATTTTGGGAATGGCTTGAACCGTATGTATCGCCGCATATTGAATTCTTAAAAGGTATTTTAATATTAGCAATTGAAGGGATAAAAGCTTTTATAGAATTGTTTTTATTAAATATTGTAACTTCAATTAAAGCTGTGCTGATTGTAATACAGAATGTAGTTGAACTGGTACTTGGTGTTATAAAATCAGTCGTCTCGGGCGCAATGGATTTTATTCAGGGTATTATTGATGTTGTATTAGGAGTTATTTCAGGTGACTGGGAACGTGTATGGACTGGTATTAAAGAAATGCTTGGGGGAATTGTTGAAGCCATTGGTGGGATCATAGGAAATCTTGTGTCATTTTTGACTAATACTTTTGAAGATTTAATCAATCTTGGTTTTGAGTGGGGAAAAGATTTTGTTAGTGGTCTGGCAAAGGGAATAAAATCTATGATTGATTCGGTTGGAGATGCAGCAAAGAGTATTGCGAATAAAATAACGAATATTCTGCATTTTTCACGTCCGGATGAAGGCCCATTGAGGGATTATGAAACATGGATGCCGGACTTTGTAGGACGAATGGCAGAACAGATAAAACAGCAAGAGTACAAGATTGCACAGGCGGCAATGGGACTTGCACAAAGTCTGAACATTTCAGCGGATTTGCCGGAAAATAATCCGAAAGGCGGTGACAACACGCAGATTAATTTTAATGGCAATTACAATTTCAGAAATCGTGATGATGTTGATTATTTTATGAATCAGGCAGCGTTAAGACTGGCGGTGAGCAGATGATAGTAAATGGTGTTGATTTACATGAAAAATATAAAAAGAATGTTACGTGGCTGAGTCAGACGATTCAGCCACGTAATGTTATAACGTATACAGATTGGCTTGATACAGGCATTGATCCTGTTAAGATAAAACCTAATCGTTATACGGATTTTGAAATATACATTGATATGTTAATCAAAGGCAATTCAAAAGAAGAATGTGAACGGTTGATGAGCAGTATGCTTTCAGAGTTTGATTCCGGTATTGTGAAATTAGATGATATGGAATTTCAATACACTTTTGATTTTAAATCTGAAAATAGGGAACTGGTAAAACGCTGGTTATATCATTACGAGCTTACCTTAACCGGCTACAACAAGCTTGGAGCGCGGCAGAGCGTAGATTTTGCAGGAACAGAGCAGACTTTTACGGTACCGGGAACGGATAAGACGCCATTGGTGCTTACCGTGTCATCGAACATAGCTTTGAACAGCCTGACGATTGAAGGACTGACAGGGCAGGCATTTACAATTTCAGAGGTACAGAAAGATTCTAAAATAGTCATTGACGGTGAAAATTGCACGATTACCGAAAACGGTGAAAATATTTTAGGAAAGACGGACCTGTGGGAGTTCCCGCAGGCAGAACCGGGAAGCCGGACATTGAAGCTTAGCAGTGTATGTACTGCAAATTTAAGCTATTATCCAAGATACAGATAGAAAGAGAGGAAATGACAATGTTGACTAAAACATGCGAAACAACAGAAAAAAAGAGCTTTATGGTAAGAGGCAGCAGCACAATTAAACAGGATGACGGAACGACCGCAACGGTATGCACATTTAGTACCGGATTTGATAAGGTCAACGGCACACTGCCGGACAGCTCTATCGTGAGCATTACACAGACGGTATTAAACAGTAAGCTCTACAAAGAGAATAAGACACAGTGCCGTGCAGATTACACGGAATTTGCGGACTATGTAGATGCATTGATTGATGGAACGGCGGAGGAATAAGATGAAGGTAAAAATGAAATTAGGTGAATTACAGAGTGTAATTGTGAATTTACAGGCGGTAAAGGCAAAGAAGCTGCCGGTTAAGGTGCAGTATGCGCTTGCAGTAAATATTAAGACACTGACAGAGAAATATGTGGCATACAACACCCAGCGGACAGAGATTCTCGAAAAGGACTGTGTAAAGGATACGGACGGACACCCGGTATTAAAAGACCGGGTAACAAAAAATGCCGCCGGTGAAGTGGTGAATACACAGCAGGAATACACCTACGGCAGTGATGATGACAGGGAAAGGGCATTAAAGGAAGTTGCCGAATTAAACAGCATTGAGGAAGAACTGGAAATGAATAAGATTACGCTTGAAGAATTAGAACGCTGCGATGAGGAGCCATATGATGGATTAACCGGAACCAACGTGCAGGATATGCTGTTTATGATTTCTGAATAAAAAAGGAAAGCGAGGGCGGCAATGCTTCGATTGTTAAATGCACAGCGGCATCATCTGCCGCCGGTTACAACTTATAATGATTTGAGAATAGAGCGTGTGCTGGACTATGATGACCGCACGCTCTATTTTTCTGTTCCGGTATGTGCCATGCCGGAAGAAATGAAGCTGGAGAACTATATCCAGACGAAAGAGGACGAATATGTTATACGTCAGATGAATCTGAATGATGACAGCTATGAAATTACGGCGCAGTTGAATGTGGAGGAGCTGGAAGGCACACATTTTGACACATTTACAAGCACAGAGCAGACGATTGTGCAGGCAATGAACCTTGCATTTGCAGGAACAGGCTGGCGGTGTGAGAGCCGTCTGACAAAAAAGCGGACGATTAAAAAGACCAATGCTTCTGCGTGGGAGATTTTAAAACAGGCGGTAAAGACGTATCGTGTTGAACCGATGATTGACAGCTTAAATAAAGTGGTGACATTTACTGAAAAACGCGGAAGCGACAGAGGAGTGTATTTTAGCAGCCAGTTAAATCTAAAATCTGTCGGACAGCAGGCGCAGACAACGGATTTTTATACACGGATTATCCCGGTCGGAAAAGACGGATTGACGATTGAAGCCATAAACGGCGGTAAAAAGTATCTTGAGGACCACACCTACAGTCCGAAGATAAAGACGTATTACTGGAAGGACGAGCGTTACACGGTACCTGAAAGCCTGATGGAAGATGCAATGGAGAAGCTGCACGACCTTGCGCATCCGGTTGTTGCATATACCTGTGATGTACTTGACCTGGCAAAGGTGAGCCGGAAATACAGCATTTTACAGTTCGGTATCGGTGATACGGTGCTGATTATTGACAAGTATACTAAAATCCGTGTACAGCAAAGAATCGTTAAAATGACCGAATATCCGGATAATCCGGATCAAAACACCTGTGAAATATCTAATGTAAAGTTAAGTTTTGAGGAGTATGCGCAGAAGTATGAGGATACAAGCAATACGGTAGATAATATAACAACGGATAACGGAACGGTGGACGGAGATGCAATCGACAATATTGATGCCGCAAAGGTACAGCGCCTAGATGAAGTCATTGCCAACAGTGCGAAGTTTACGGAGGTAAATACGAAAATTCTGAACGTATCGGATATGCTGACTGCGGCAAATGCGAAAATCGGTACGTTGGAAACAACTAAACTGACGGCAACGGACGCGGATTTAAAGTATGCCACGATTCAAAATCTTAGTGCGGCAACCGGCCGCATTGACATACTGGAAACAAACGCTCTTACTGCCAGCAGTGCGCTGATTCATAGCCTGACATCGGACGTGGCAAATATTAACACACTGATGTTTGGAACAGCTTCCGGAGGAAGTCTTACAACAGAATTCAGTAATACAGTTGTCGGATTGATAGGAGATGCACAGATTAAGTCGGCAATGATTCAAGATATTGTTGCGGATAAGATTACCAGCGGCAGGCTGTATACCAATCTTGTAGAAGTGGTAAGCGGGTCCGGAAATCTGGACATTTCCGATAATACGATAAAAATTTGCGATGATACGCAGACGGCGCGGGTGCAGATTGGAAAAGATGCTGCCGGGGACTATAACATTTACATTTGGGACAAGAATGGGAAGCTGATGTTTGACCCGTTGTATGGTGTGCAGGAAGACGGCATAAAAAGACCGGTTATCCGAAATGACATGGTGTCAGACAATGCCAATATTTCCGCGAACAAGCTGGATATTACCAGCCTTTTTACGGTTATTAACGGTAGTAAAGAGACAATTAACAGCGCGCGGGTGTTTGTGGATGCAGACAGCCAGACGTTAGATGTTGCATTTAAGCAAATGACAACCGATGTACAGACGGCAGTTACAAAAGCAGATGGCGTGTACACTCTTGCAGAGGCCGCAAACAATAACGCAGCTTCCGCACTTGCCCAGGTGCAGATGGTAACAGAAACAGTAAGCACGCAGGGAACACAGCTTACAGAAGTGCAGGGACAGATAAGCAGTAAAATATGGAAGCAGGATATTACAACGGCGGTTAGTGAGCTGGAGATTGGCGGGAGGAATCTTGCACTAGATACATCAAACCAGTATTCGACCCCATTTACAGGCTTTAATGGATATGAAAATCAAACTCCATTTGTGGCAGAAGTTTTAACAGACGGTTTAAAAGAAGGCGACATAATAACAGTTAGCATTGTTTTTAAATACAATAATATCGTTCCCACAAGTGGACACAATGCACGATTTGCACTCTTGCAAGGATATGGAAATGTGAACGGTTGGAATGGTGGATTCCCGGCAGGCAAAATTTTAGAAGGAATATCTGGAGATGATGAAATTGAAATAGTATATCAGTCAAAATTATCTAAGCAGCAACTGGAAAATCATTATTGGGTGGTTGATATACGTTGTGATTGGATACAGAGCGGATCCATGCAATGGAAAAGACTTAAAATTGAAAAAGGCAACAAGCCCACAGACTGGACCCCGGCGCCGGAAGATATAGACAGTTCCATATCGGCACTTGAAGGTACAACAACAACGCTTAGCAATCAATACACATCGTTAAATCAGACACTTTCAGGTTTGACGGCAACAGTAAATGCCAACACGACTGCAATAACGCAAAAGGCAGATGGAAGCACGGTGACAACGCTTCAAAATAATCTGACATCGCTAGAAGCGAATCTAAATGGATTCAAAAGTGAGGTTAGCAGTACATATACGACGAAAACGGATTTTAATAATCTGGAGATTGGCGGAAGGAATCTTTTTTATGGAACGAAGGCATTTGTAATCACAAATGCTAAAAGTTTTGGTAGTTCAAATTCATGGATTACATCTGAAACATATAATGGTTTAACAGTCCGGAGATATGGATATTCTTGGAATTTTTATAGACCGGTTATCAGTTTAGAATCTGGTAATTATGTATTTTCAGGGTATGCAAAAGGTACAAATAGCAAAATTGTATTCATGCAAGTGAATGCCGGAGATACTGTATTATGCTACAAAGCTGCTAATATAACAACCGATTGGAAACGTTATTTTGTTTTATTTCAGCTTACAGAGAAAACCGATGTAACATTTTATTTTGAATTACGAGACACTGGTGGAAATATTTACGAGTGTGGTTGGAAACTCGAAAAAGGAGATAAGCCCACCGACTGGACCCCGGCGCCGGAAGACTACAGTACGACGGAACAGATGAATTCTGCTATAAAACAGAGCGCGGACAGCATAAAGACAGAAGTGAACGGTACGTTAAATAATTATGCCACAACAGCAAGCCTGGAACTAAAGGTCAGTAAGACGGACAACAGCCAGATAATAAGCATGATAAATGCTTCGGCAGATGTAATTAAATTAAGTTCCAACCGATTTCAGTTGGACAGCACCTATGCGAAGATTAATTTAGATGGAACGGTTGCATTTACGGGTGGGACGATTGGAGGCTTTCAAATCACAAGCACGGGAATTAACGCTGCAAATGGACTGGTCGGGATGAATATAACAAGTGGCTGGGCATTTCATGCCGGAAATATTATAGCTGGAACGGACAGAACTGTTTTTTGTGTGGGACATGAGGGCAATGTTTATTGTCACAATTTTTGGAGTGATAACGCAATGATTGTTGGTGGCAGCATAAACGTAAATAACAATTTTATTGTGGACAGTTCCGGGAATTTGACAAGTAAAGGAAGTGCAGACTTTCAATGTGCAACGACTTACGCAAATGATTTTCACAGCCGCGGAAGTATTTATGCGGCGAGCAACATAGATGTGGGGTCAACTGTTGGGTGTAACGATATCCTCGTTAAAAATAATGCTTATGTTCGGGAACAATTTTACTACTGGTATAACGACAGCTGGGTAAGGCTTAGGGATTACATTACGGCGATAATTAACGGAGGTTAATGAAAAAATGAAAAATTATTACGACAGCAGTTAGACGTTCATACGTCTTATTTTTTTACCTTAAAATAAATTAGAGTTGCACCGGTGCAACGGAAAAGGAGAATTGAGATGATTATTGAAATTTACAAAAATGCGGGTAATAATCCCGTGGTACAGCTTGTTATTATTGCAGTCGTATTAGATACACTTTTTGGCTGTATCAGGGCCGTAAAGGATAAGGAATTTAATAGTTGCTTCGGAATTAACGGAGCAATTCGCAAGATTGGAATGGTAGTGTCCATTATGGCATTAATTTTAGTGGACAGGATTGTTGGCTTCAACATGATCGGATTCCTGCCGGAGGTGGTACGCGGCTATCTTGGAGAAAGTATCGGTCTTACAGAATTTTTCGGACTGTTATACATTGCCTATGAAACAGTAAGCATTTTGAAAAATATGGCATTGTGTGGACTGCCGGTAAAGGCATTGTGGAAAACGGTCAAAACATTCCTTGGCAGATACACAGATGAATTGCCGGACGATGATGAATTAGCAGAAGAAAGTGAGGACAAATAAT